ACATTGCCAATGATGGCCAGGTCCAGCCAGGCCCCGTTGAATGTAAATTGTACCCGATCTCTCTGCGAATTATATCTTATAAGTCCATCCACTAGATTTGATGGTTCAGGTCCTGAATCTGTAGCCGACGGTAATCTAAGAGCATAACCTACTCGAGTACTGGTATTTTTAAGATAGCGTCCCATTTATTAGTCGTCTCTTTAGATTGCTGTAAAACTAGCAGTAGCAATGACCACATTGGCTACATTAGCTGATGCATAGAGAGTATCTCCATCATTTAACAGCAATTTTTCTGTGTCGATGATGTAGGTGTCCGTTGATTCGATGGTTAGGCCACCATAGATTTTATTTTCATTGCCTGCGGTATCGCCATTGGAAACAGCATGTACTGTCAATTCAACAGCTGTCAAATCTGAATTATAAAAATAAACCACAGTCACTGCACGTTCTCCAGTTTCATCAACGATGCTGACTGGGGTGGTTGTTAATGTTGTATTTTGAATAGCCATTTATCTGTCCTAAAATATCAGTGCGTAGACCACTGCTTTACGCTTGGTTATGAGTTCTCTTTCGGTGCCTTCGCTGTTATCGACATAAACTCCTGAATCACCACCGCCCACAGTTCCTGCGTAGACAACTACGTTTGCCAATGAATCTGTGATGGTAAATCCGTTTATTTCAAGATTTCCACCTAATTCTGGTGAAGTATCTTCAACAACCTCGGTTAGTCCAGTAGCAACGGTGGTAGTCGAAGTCAGTACAAATCTTACTACACCGTCGCCTTGATCGACTATCCATTTATCGTCGCTTTCGCGGAATTTTAAAAAAGCTTTATTTGGAAGTATGCCTCTATCAATTTCAATACCAGAAGTTCCATCTCCTCCAATGACACCTGCTCCAGCAGATCCTTCATTGAGAGTTATTAAACGATCTTTGATCGTTGAGTCAACGGACTGTATAGATGTCTGAGTACCTGTAATAGTAAGATTACCTTCGATCGTGACCGCAGGTGCTTTGATGGTATAGGCATCGCTGATTATCTTTTTTGATGGCATAGGATTGGTCTACCTTATTAATCTTTAATATTTATGCGCATTATGGAGCGACTATGCCGACAATATCACCAGCGGCATTTGCGGACCCTACTACCCAATGAAATCTGCTGCCATCCGCACGCCAAACAAAGATATTGTTGATACGCACAATATTAAATGCTCCTTGGGTAGCATGTGTGGCTGTGATAGTCATTTGTCCTGGACCAGTGATGCGTTCTACCAATTGACAACAACTTTTGCCTTCTTCAGTGGATACTATAAAACTTTTTTGTGTGATCGTGCGTATTATGTCCCCAACCAATCTACGTGTTCCGCCCGCAACCCAGGCGTCAGACGATATTGCGTCTTGACTGCCTTGATAATAGCGTCGATTTAATATTCTTGACATAAGGATATTTATAGATAACAAAAAAGGGCCGATTCGGCCCTTTTTACTACTGTCCGCTTACGAACTTGTTGAGTTCTTCGGCTTTGGCCACTATATCAGATGATGTTGGAAAATCTGGCATCGTCGGAAAAGGGATATTACCTTTGTTTTCATCTGTTATCTTAGAAAAAAACTCATCTTTGAGTGCGTCCCGTTTATTGTAAATGGGCTCAAATAATGTGTCTTTGGCTAGTTTGAGAAGTTCGAGACGGATCTCGTAAGGTGTTTTGCTCATGGTAGTCTCCTTTCTGTGTGTGATGTGTATGTGCTACACGAGCAAAAGTATTTATTGATAGATTTATAGTCCAACAAAAAAGCGCCTTGCGGCGCTTTTTTGAACCTTCCCATCCCTGGGTGATTTTTGTTTACAATTAAGCAAACGATAGGTTTGTAACAGCAACTTTACCAAGGTAGTCGGCAGCGTTACCTAGCGATGATGCTGTGTTTGTCAACTCAACATAACCGTAACGTGTCATAAAGCCAACTACTGGCTCAAATGTTGCTGGGTCAAGAACAACACCACTGCTCATTAAAGGAACATATGGGCAGTAGAATGCTGCAGCGTCAGCTTCGCTGGAACCTTTGTAGCCAACGAGAACGTCAGCATCATCACCAGCATAGCTGTCAACATAGATGCGCATAGCACCGTTGAGTGTACCAACAAACTTGGTGTTTGTAGGTGCCTCAAATGTACCTTCTGTGGTACGTGCAAAAGCAGAAGTTGTAGCAGACTGGAGAACTGTCAATGCTGTTGGGGAAACAACAGCCCAGTTACCAGCACCACGACGTGTGCGCTGAGCGATCTTGTTAGCAACACGGTTGATTAGAACTGCCAAAGCGGCATGCTCGTCACCAACGAAAGCGGCTGCGCGACCAGCCACGTTTTGAACTGCTGTTTGATCAAATGTTTCAGAAGCTGAACCAGCCAATGTGCGTAGGCCGTTTAGGATCTCTTGGTCGATCTCAACAGTGATTTCCTGTGCGAGAGCAGCCATGATTTCTGCTTCAACATCAAGACCGTGCATGCTCTGTGCGTCTTGAGCAGCTTCAAATGTCCAACGAGCAGACAATTTACGTGTCTTGGCTTCAACAACCTGTTTTAGGATTTGTACGTTGATCTTACGACCTGGTACACCTTCTAAACTGGATGTAGAAGAAGCTTTACCTGCTGTACCATCACCAGAGTAGGCTTGTGCTACTTTGAATGGGCTCAGTGCTTCGTCACCGGCTGTAACGTCATTGCTGGTACCAGTTGCATCATTGGTTTCAGCATAACGAACGCGGAGTGTGTGAATCTGAGCAACAGGACCGGTCATTGGCTGTACACCAACGATTTCGTTGGCAATAACTGTAGGCATTACTCGACGAATAACTGGAAGAATAACGCGGTTCAGTGTTGCTACGTTACCGGATGCTGTGGCACCTGCTGTTGCAGATTCTGTTAGTTGCTTGCGTGTGTTCTCAAGGATCACACTCATTGTGGTTCTCTTTGAACCTTGGAGGCCTTCCAACAGGGCTTCTTTGGTCTCGCCCCAGCGGCTCTCTAATAGTGCTTGTGTCATTTTACCTTTTCTCCTTTAGGGTAAGTTTCATTTAAGCCCTGCTAGACGCTTGATTTCAATAACATTACTGGTATCAAATTCAGCGGCGGTTTTAGCAGTTTTATCTCCAGTCACTTCAACACGGCTTTCGGCAACCATTTGCTTTTGGCTCTGTGGTTTACCTTGTGTGTTGAGTACAGCAGGAAGATATTTTTCGTATGCTGACTGAAGTTTATCAGTCTGCACCGATTCCAATAGCTCGCTCATTACAGCGGCCTTATCCTTGTTCAGCGGTTTCAAGAGATCGGCTAATTTCTCTTTGCGCTCTGCTAAATCTTTAGCAACACGGATTTCTTTTTCTTTTGATTCCACGATCGATTGCTTTTCAGAAACGGCTTTTTCCGCATTGGCCAATTTCTGTTCAGCGGCAGCGATAGATTCGCGCAGTTTAGCGATTTCTTTGTTCTCATTGAGATGAGTAACAGCAAATTCACTGGCGAATGCTTCAAAGAGTTGACGACCAAACATGTTTTCACGTGCGATCGTAATATCTTCTTTGAGCTGGACTAGTTCAGACTCTAGATTTTTGGTAACACTCTCTTTGACTAGACCGGCAGCCTTGGTTACAAAGTTCTTTTGTATTTCAGCCATCTTGCTCTTGGCTTCAGCTATCAAGCGAACTTTGGTTTCTACTACGGCTTGTTTGTCTTGCTCAAATTCCTGGATTTCTTCGGCGAGTGCTTTGATCACAAACTGCTCGAGTTTAGCGATGCTATTCTCGTAAGTTTTACGATCAGTGCGCAGTTCTTTGATTTCTTCGGCCAATTTGGTGACCATGAAATCATTGAACTTTTTAGAGCTTTCAGACATGTGAACTTTGAATTTCACACGATCTTCAGCCAGCGCGGCTTTTTCTGCTTTAAACTCTTCGATTTCTGCCTTGAGAGATTCCGTAACCATCTTGTCTAGAGCTTCAACCATCAATTCTTTGTCATGTTGATAACGGCCAGCGAATTCTTCACGCAGTTCAGCACGCACTTGCTCGCGTGCTTCACCAAGCTTGGTTTCCCATGCTTCGGCAATAGCCTGGCGGGTGTCTTCGTTGATGATGCCACTATCTAACAATGGTTTGATAGCATCTAACATCGGATGTTTCTCCTATAGTTTCAATTCATTGATAAGGCGTACAACTGCCTCTTTCATGTACTTCTGTACTCGTTGATCATGATTGGCTTCACGTGCCATTTCAAGTATCCCAACACCACCTCTCATATTCATCAAGCCTTCATAGATGGCTTTAGGATAAGCATGAGGTGCACTGGGCTGAGCGACCACATCGACTGTGACAATTTCAAATTCACTGACATGTCCACTACTTTCATTGACATTACCAGAACCACGGCTTGAAACACCGAGTTTGACCCCAGCTTCCAGCATGCTCTTGACGAGATTGCCCATGGGTGTTGGTAATATCTTGAGTTTTCCATGACCGCAAGGTCCATCCATCCACATTTCTGTGATCATATGGCTCACGCGATCAAGATTGATTTTAAGATCGTCGGGGTGATCAACTTCGCCTAATACTG